TTGTAATAAAGCCTCATTTGTAAAGATAGCACGACGGAGGGTGTCTTTCACCCCAGACCGCTGACCATCTGGATTTACATAACTTGTTGTTGGAAATTTATCAAAGTAAGCCATTAGAATCCTGCCAGAATAAGTTGACGATTGAGAAGAACAGCCTGACTCATTGTGAGACTAAGAGTAACCTCGGTTGGCACACCATCTCGGAAAAAGGTAGACCGTTCACTTGGTGCGTAGTTTACTGATAAGTCGGTCAAGAATGCACGACCAATCTTAGGAAGATTAATATTTTCTACAAACTCACCAGAAGGCAAATCACGGTAGAAGAAACTCACATCAAATTCGTGTGGTGCAAGCAGCATTGTGGAAGAAACTGAGAGTTCGGGAAGCATATGAAAACGAAATGCCTCGATGATATTTAACATCATTATTGACTCGCGTTGATTCCTTGGAGCAAACTTAAATTCAAGAGAAAATGTTTTTCTACCAACACCTCTGAACAGCGATTCGTTCTTTGGATTCTCTGCAAAGCCAAGCCTTGCTCGGAAAA